GAGAGCGGCAGCGTATCTTGTTCTGTGGAAGTACGCGTTACCTCAGCTTACCAACTGGGTTGATGATGATCGCTTTCTACGCATGATTGATTTCTACAAGGTTCGATACGGCGAGGAGATGGACTCCGTATTTGCCGATGGCGTTGAGTATGACGCTGACGACGACGGCACTGTAACGAACAAAGAAAAAGAAGTGATCGCACTTAATCGGCTTGATCGATGATTAAGATCCGCACTAAGCCACTACGCATAGAGCGCGTTGTTAAAGACGTCCAGAAGGACATCGAGGGCAGCAAATCGTTGGCTATGACGCGAACCGCGTTGGCTGGTGCAGAGATCATTGAGGACAGGACAGCAAAAGGCCGTGGCATTAATCGCGGCTTTGCTCGTTACTCTAGTTCATGGCTTAAGATTAGGCAGGCGTTAGGCAAGTCTAGTCCAACGGTTAATTTAGAGTTTGGCTATGAGCGCAGTGGCAATCGCTGGGTTAGTAGGCCGTCAATGCTCTCGGCGCTACAAGGCAAAGCACAAAGCAAGAAGCTAGGGATCATCTACTTTACTCGCCCTGATGCAGCCAAGCGTGCAGCCATGGTAAACAAGACGCGTCCATTCTTTGGCTTTAATCGCAAAGAAGAGCGCAGGCTAGCAGATGTATACATGTCAGCCATTAACATCAGGAGTCGGCGACGATGAGCGTTAGAGAGAATGTAGCGGCAAACCTCGTAACCACGCTGAATGCTGTTTCATCGCCTACGATTAAGAAGGTGACGCGAGAGCCGTTTGATTTTGACAAACTCAGCAACGCGCAGTTTCCTGCTGTCCTGGTTCGTACAGCTAACGAGACGCGTGAGGACTCATCGATTGGCGGCAGTATGACTAGCCGAATGTCAACAATCGACTATGAGCTGATTTGCTTTGTTAAGCATAAGAATATCGACACAGCCCGCAACCAACTGGTTGAGGCAATAGACGAGAAACTGGATGACGATAGGACGCGGGGAGGTTATGCCATTGATACGCAAGTTATCAGCGTCGAGGTGGATGATGGTACAATAGATCCCGTAGGAGGGGTGATTGTCACCGTTCGAGTTGAATATTTTTATACACGCGGCGACGCGTAACAGGAGAAACTAAATGGCTACAAACAAAGGATCAAGCGGTGTTGTTAAGATTGCCGCAGATGGTGGCAGTGTTGCTGCGGTTGGCGAGGTTCGTTCGTACTCTATTGACGAGACAGCAGATACTATCGAGGACACTTCGATGGGCGATACTGTAAAAACTTACCTAGCTAGTTTGACTGACGCGACGCTAACCGTAGATGCGTTGTGGGACGATGGCGATGCACAGCAGTTGATTCTTGATACTGGCGTAGACATCGATTGGGAGATCCATCCCACAGGTACGGGCACAGGCGAAAAGTTTTACTCAGGCAATGGCGTTGTTACTGCTAAGACTATCTCGGCTTCATACGATGGATTAGTCGAGGCGTCTTTCTCTGTGCAGGTATCAGGCGCAATCGCTGAGTCTACTAACTAATGGGCTTGGCCAAAGAGTTGCGAGCGCGTCGCAAGTCGTCTCGCAGAAAAATAGAAGTAGCAGAGTGGGGCGATGATGATGGCGCATTCGTGCTGTATTGTCGTCCCATTACCTGTTACGACTTAAATGAACTGCAACGCAAGCATCCGACTGTTCTGCAGAATCCAAGCATCGCTAGCATGGTTGATCTGATTGTAATGAAGGCTGAGGGGCAGGATGGCGAAAAGCTATTTACCTCCGCCGAGGACAAAATCGATTTGATGGGCGAGGAGACAATGATCGTCTCTGAAATTGCTAATCAGATGTTTGGCACCATTGAGTCCGTGGAGGACTTAGCAAAAAACTAAAGGCCGATCAGTCGAGGATGAATCTAATTACCTTGGCTGATCGGTTACATAAGACGATAGAAGAAGTCGAGCAGATTTCTGTTACTGAGTTCCACGAATGGCTCGCCTACTTCCACATAATGAGCGAGCAAGCTGATGGCGACTCAAGACGTTAAGATCCGCATTACCGCCCTAGATAAAACGTCTGGGGCTTTGCGTAAGATAGGCAGTGGTTTACGAGCCTTAACCAAGCCGCTTTTAAACATGAGGACAGCGCTAGTCGGTGTTATTGGTGCTGGCGGCATTGGCCTGCTTATAAAGCAATCCCTAAGCGCTACAGACGCGCTTGCCAAAACAGCCAGTAAGATAGGCACCACCACAGAAGCCCTGAGCGCCCTGCAATTTGCGGGGCAACTGACAGGCGTTGAAGTTAACACGATGAACATGGCGCTACAGCGGTTTACCCGCAGATCGTCAGAGGCGGCTGTTGGCACTGGTGAAGCAAAAGGTGCAATTCGCGAGCTTGGCATCGATGCTCGACAGTTAGTTCGTCTGCCTCTTGATGAGCGGATGCTTGTATTGGCCGACGCTTTCTCTAACGTGCAGAATGAGTCTGACAGACTTCGATTGGCGTTTAAGCTATTCGACTCAGAAGGTGCGGCGCTTGTTAATACCCTTAAGTTAGGCAGAGAGGGCTTGTCGGATCTGCTCGGCGAGGCTAGAGCGTTGGGTGTTGTTATGTCATCCGATGCCGCTAAAGGCGTTGAGGATGCCAATGACGCGCTGTTTAAAATGCAGTCGCTATTTGGTGGTGTCGTAAGGCAAACCGTCGCAGCTCTCGCGCCCGCACTCGCGGCATTATCTGACTTACTAACCAACAAAGTACAAACAGGCATTGCTAATGCTAGTGGGAGTGTTGCAGAGTTTGGCCGTCAATTAGCAGGGCAGTTTGTAGACGGATTAGCATCTGCGATCCGAGGTATTGAGAGCATTTTAAATGCTTTTGTAGGAATCGCTAACTTTGTTATAGATTTTAGAAGGCAAGTCAACGACGCTTTTGCAGGCATTGAAACAAAGAGCTTGCAGGCATTAGAAGCGGATTTAGCCGCCGTCGAAGAACGATTAGCTGGTTATGCAGAAGAAGCCACCGCATTATCGCAAACCAACGACAAGATTGTTGACGATCAAGAGCGCTTGAGACAGCGCCTCCTTGCTCAGATTGCCACAATCAAAGAGCTTGGTGAGGAATCCGATAGGACATTCACTGGTTTTGCTCAGTTTGATATGTCTGGATTGATTGATATGCTCAATCAAGTCAGAGGCGCAATCAACAATACAACGGAATCTGTTGGCGATCTAGGCGATGCCACTAGCGATGAGCTTCCTTCTGCCTTTCAAGCATTTTTAGATAATTTAGATCGAGCACGAAGCCAAACAGAAGATTTTCAGCAAGCGTCTATAAAGATGGCGCAGAGCATTGAAACTCAATTCACTCAAGCGTTCACTAATGCAATTACTGGCGCTAAAAACTTTGGGCAAGCAATGCGCGATTTAGCAAAGACAGTCGTTGATTCGCTTATCAAAATGCTGGTTCAGTATTACATTACCAAGCCATTGTTTGACGCGCTTACCCAGGCATTTGCGCCTACCCCTTCAGGAAGCGGCGGCGGCGCTAGTGGCAGCACCACATTTGGCGGTGGACTGGCAACGGGGGGCGTAGCAACGGCAGGCAAGCCGTACTTAGTTGGCGAGAAAGGCGCAGAGTTATTCGTACCAAGCAGTACAGGCAGAGTTGTGCCGAACAATCAACTAGGCGGTGGTGGTGTTACAGTCGTTCAAAATATCAACGTCACCACGGGCGTACAGCAGACTGTGAGAGCTGAGATTGCTACCCTTTTGCCTCAGATCAGTAACGCGGCAAAAGCCGCTGTAGCGGATTCTAGGATGCGTGGCGGCGGGTTCAGCAAGGCAATGGGGGTTGCGTAATGGCAGCATTTCCAAATGTAGGCATTCAAGGCATGACGATGCGTCTAAGATCGGCGACATCAGTCAGCACATCACCATTTACTTTTGATCAACAGACGTATCAGCATCAGGGAGTTAGATGGGAGGCAGAGGTATCGCTTCCACCTCTATCTCGATCAGATGCCAAGCAAGTCGAGGCATTTTTCGCGTCTCTCAGAGGGCAGGGTTCGACGTTTACTCTAGGCAACCCGCTGCACAACATAACAGCAGTAGGCACGATTACCAGTGGCACCAAGAATGCGACAACTGTGACAGGATCGGTGGCGGGTGCTGTTGCTGGTGATTACTTTGAGGTTGGCGGTTCGCTTTACATTGTGACTGATGTTGGCGACACCACAACCTTTGATATAATGCCGCCGTTGCGAACTGCAATCAGCGCATCGACTACCCTAGATTTTTCGTTACCGAAAGGCACATGGCGACTAGCTTCCAATGAGATCGAATGGAGCATCAACGAGGCTAGTCTGTACGGTTT